GTACCTTTTTCAATAGTGACGATATAAGGCACAGCAATGTCAGCTTCGGACTCTTCCTTAGCGAACTTGTCGTCAGGCAGTACCAAATCAACCTGCATCTCAAGCAGCTTGTACCGGTCATCTGTCGATGCGCGGAAACCCATCTTCTCGGCAATAGCTTTTTCAACTTCATCCATCGTATTGACGGGGTCTTCAAGCTCAACGTCACGGTAGAACCCAGCGGCCTGTAGCTTGGCCATCTCGTTCGGGGTTTTCCGCATTATATGGGTGACGCGTTCAGTGACTTCCAAACTGGACGCGCCATAAGGTACAACGACGTCCTCTGCGGGTACATACATTGACGTCTGACGACCGAGTGATGGGTCGTAATACACCTTTTTGAACGCATTACCTGCAAGGCCCAACCCCCACAGCATCCGTTCATGTTCAGGGCGATACTCGACCATCACATCGGTCAACTGGTAATTCATGTCATCTTGAACGCGGCGTGCAGCGTCCTTCTTTTCGGAAGTTTCTTTGCCAATAATCTCGGTTTTTATCGGTCCCGCAGCCGGGAACGTCTCCATCATGGTCTCAGCTTGGAATTTAACTAAGGCTTCCGACAACATCGGGTGGTAAATGCCACAAGCACCGGGCCAAGGCTCAGTCCGGTCATCGATCTTCATACCAAGTAGGTCAAGACCGTCTACGTAGGTCTGCATCCAGTCCTTACGCGCCGAAATATCTTCTTCAAACTCACCAATAAGGTCGCCAGCAAGCTCAGCAAGCTGCCCATCGTCCATATCTTCGGCTAAGTTTTCAGAAAACTCGTCTTCATCGACCTCATCAGGGTCAATTTCGATCTCTGTACCACCCGCACGGATGGAAACGCTTTCAGGGTCCTCGATTTCAATCTCGATACCTTCATCCATGGTGTTTACGCCACGCATAACGCCCGAAGAGAGTGAACCATCTAGTCCTAGAGGTGCTTGGTTAATTGCTTTATCTACCGCCATTAGTAATATCCTTGATGCCTACGGCTCTTGAAGTACATTATATCATCGGGTTCGTCGAGGTTAGTTGTGATGTAGCCACCTTTACGGAAGCGGTGCAAAGCCATAGACACGGTATCGGTGTAGTCATCGTGTTCTGCGCCGGGAAAACTGGCAACTTCTTCAATCACTTCTTCGGCCCACCGAGTGGCAGGTGCCCATACCCGTCCAGACGCAAAGATGTCTGCGACAGCATTCAAACGGGAGATTTTGTCGTTGCCCCGTGTAGGTGTAAACTCTTGTACCGGTATCCCCATGGCCCTCATCTCGTAGATCAAAGGCGCACCTGAAGCCTTTTTCTCGATTATCACGCTGTCCGGTTCCCACTCTTTATACTCCTCAACCGCGCATCGCTTTAGCTCTGGGAACTCCATACGATCACGAAATGCGTTTAACAGGATAATGTTAGCTTGTTCTAAGCCTGCTGCGTCGGGCTGATAAAACACACCCCATGTCGTGCACGCGCTATAGTCGGCACGCTGCGTCTTCTCGAACGCCGTATCCCAAGACTGTAGCACAAACTCACAGGTTGGCGGGACATCAGACTCCCACTCATTCCACCACTCACGCTTGACGATAGCCGAGGTATCCGAGGTGGGTGACTGCTGATACTGCGCCTGCCACTTGGAATTTGGAAGCTCTTCGAGCAGAACAGTAAGTTCCTCCATAGGCCAAAACTCAGGCCACAGGGGGTTACCGCTTGGTAAAATTGCTGGAAACTCGATGACTTCCCACTCATCTCCGCCACGCGCAGCAGCCGCCTTAAGCACCTGCGCAGTCAAGTCGCGCTTCGACCACCGCGTCATAACGATGACGATAGAGCCACCGGGCTGCAGACGCTGCCGAGGACCGGACGTATACCACTCGTAAGTCTTGTCGTAGATGTCCGGGTTTATTTCCGCGAGCGCGGCTTCTTGCTCCGAGTGCGGGTCGTCGATGATGAGGAGGTCGGCCCCTTTACCCGTAACGGCACCGCCAACGCCGATAGCGAAATAGTCACCGCCTTTACTGGTGTTCCACCGTCCTGCAGCTTTAGAGTCGGCCTGCAACGCCAGATCAGGAAATATTTTGTTGTAGATGTCCATATCGACCAAGTTACGGACTTTCCGTCCGAACCCGACTGCAAGCTCGGCTGTATGGCTTGTTTGGATGACTTTCTTGTGCGGATACTTGCCCAGAAACCAAGCAGGCAGGAGATAGGAAGCAAACTCAGACTTAGTATGCCGAGGAGGCATATTGATAATAAGCCGCTTGCACTCGCCACGAGCCACCCGCTCAAACGCGTCAGCCATTTTCGCATGATGTCGCCCTCCAATGAACGTTGGCCAAACCTGATCTACAAACTTAAGAAACCTTTCCTGAGCCAGCTTCTTGGTCTTAAGCTCGTCCAACTTGTCTAGCTCAGCGAGCAGCCTCTCCTGCTCACCAACCGAAAGTTGCGACAGGATCGACGGGATGTCGTCTAGGGTAATCTCACCCAGCATCTTCATCCTCGTCTTCAGTACCCGGAAGTGGCAGCTTGCGTGCGTAAACACCTAGTTCTTCATCTAGGTCCATGCCCAATGGCGTAATATCTATGACATCAGCGTTCAGTAACCGTTTGACACGCTCCTTAATGGCACTCTCAAGCGCTTCGGGGCTGTTATAATTGATGGTAATCTCGCTACGTTCCTTGAACAACGCAATGTCTGAGTGCTTTCCAAGCATCTCAATAGCCTTTAACTCGTGCTTTGCGTCCCCACAGTCAGCTATTTCGAGCAACTTGTTGGTCAAAGCAGCCCGGACTTGGTTCACATCGAACGCCAAATTGTTTCCGTAGGTCTTCAGGAAGCCCGATACAGCCAAAGCAGTGCTATAATTCTTGAGTGGAGCAGCCTTCTGGTCTTTGACTACCGTGTCGATCAGGGATTTTTCACGCTCAAAGGTACTGAGGTCTACCTCAAGTGGTGCGCCAAGCTCTTCTAGTAGCTCTGCTGTGTTACCAGCAACGATCATCTCGTCTAAAAAGGTGGTGGTTGTCTCTTCGTCCGTACTGAATGGTACAGGAAACTCGTCTGTAGGGTCAAGTTTAACAACAGGCATAGTGCGCAGCGTCCGGTTTGAGGGAGCAGACACGCATATAAGCTGGTAACGTAGCATGTGTAAAGAACTATTAATCTTTGTGTGTCAAACCACTACGCTCGTAGGTCTTCCTGCGGTGGCAGTTAGCGCAGCGCACCTCGCACTTGGCTATCTCGTCCTTTAGCTTTTTTATGCTAACACCCTTGCGTGCAGCATCAGATATATTGAAGTCTTTATCTTTGATGTGGTCAAATTCTAAAATAACCGGGTCCGTTTCCCCGCAGTCTACGCATGGGTTAGTCTTGAGGTATGTGGTTATATATGCCCTTATACGGTCTCGGGTTAGCTTGCTGTACTTCTTCGCACTGGCAATGACCTTGTCACGGTTCTTCTCATAGTGCCTGCGGCTCGCCGCCCTCTGCTTTATCGGGTCGTTGAAAGGCATGGGTGGGGTCTATACCACGGAAGTGGCAGATTTATGAAGGGGTCTTCCTGTGTGCATTTTGCCTGTGTTTGCGTACATATATGTGTGCGCTAAGGTACCATCGACGGGGGGTCTTCCTGTGTGCGAGCCAGACGGATACTGGCTGAAAATATATAGGGGGTGGGGGGTCTTGATTTGAAATGGGTGCCGGGGGTGTTTCTGTGGTTTCGATCCCTGTCTAGTGACAAGGTTTTTTAAAAACGCACGATCTAACGCGCAGAATAGTATGTAGTACAGCGCCGGTGGATTTGCACCACAGCGGGAGGGCGGGGGCGGGTAGGGTCGCGGCCTTGTCGTTTCGTCACCCCTCCCCCCGTTTGCGGAAAAGCTCAACGCCTCCCCCCCTCCTGCATTTATATCAATCGATTGAGATAAATCGCATTAAGGCGCTTGCAATACGTGCTACAATCTGGCACTAATGGACTTGGGGCGGCGCACAATCCCGTGCGCGTCTGCCCCCTCAAAAGAAAGTGCATCACACAATCATGGTTACAAAATCTAAAGCTACCGTTCCAGCCGCCGCCGCTACCGCTGCCGCCGCTG